CCCTGGCGGCGACGGAAGCGGCCGACACTGTCGCGATCTTCGTGGCGCCTGGTGCCACAGCCAGCCTGGCGGCCACCGAGGCGCCTGATACCGCGGCGATCATCACCGAGTACGGGATCGTTCGCGCCGGCCCGTCCTACGCCTACTGGGCGAAGACACAGAACAAGAAGAAGCCGAAGGCACCGAAGCTGCCACCCCCGGTCAACGCCGGGGAGGTTGTCGTCGACGAGGCCGTGCTCCGGCAGATCGAGGAGGAGAGGCTCAACGCCCTCGTCCTGCAGAACAAGCAGCAGGCCCTGCAGCGGGTCGAGGATCTCCGCGGCGGTTACGCTCCGGCTCCCCAGCCGGCACGCGCGGTGACGCTCGACAGGAAGCGCTTCGACGTCGTCGAGAGCTCGCCCGACATCCGGCGCCGCGTCGTGTCACTGCTCCGTGAGCCGACGCCCCCGCCGGCTACCGAGCCGGTCAAGGGCCCGGTCTTGTTCCGCAGGCTTGGCGCGAGAAACCTCCCGCAGCCCCAGCTGCAGCAGGCCAGGTACGTTTCACTCCGCCGGTCGTCAGACCAGCTGAAGCAGACAGGATGACGACGGGATGGATGACAACGCAAAAGAACTGATGAAGCGGGGCAAGAACCTCTTCGAGAAGAAGGCCCCCTTCGACAGTCTCTGCCAGGAGATCGCGAGCAACTTCTACTCCGCGCGCGCCGACTTCACGACCACGATCGAGCTCGGCACTGAGTTCGCCTCGCACCAGGTCGACAGCTACCCGGAGATGGTCCGTCGCGACCTGGCCAATGCCTTCGCCTCCATGCTCCGCCCGTCGAACCAGCAGTGGTTTGAGGCTCACGTCGACGAGGAGCTCGAGCAGGATCGCTCCGTGCGCGCCTACCTCGAGTACACCAACAAGGTGACGGCGAGGATCCTGTACGACCCGCAGACAAACCTCCGGCGCACCACAGCCGAGGCAGACAACGACCTCGCCGCATTCGGCAACGCCGTGATCTCCGTCGTCGACAACCGCGAGCGCAACGGCGTAAACATGCGCGCCTGGCACCTCCGCGACTGTGCCTGGGTCGAGGACGAGATCGGCGAGGTGAACGCGCTGCACCGCAAGCAGAAGATCACCCTCGTGAACATGGCCCGGCAGTTCGGCGTCGAGAAGATGCCGAAGAAGCTCCGCGAGAAGCTCGACAAGGATCCGTTCTTCGAGACTGAGATCCGGCACTGCGCTGTTGCCGCGGAGCTCTATGAGCCTTATGGCCCGAAGAAGAGCTTCGGCGGGATGCCGTTCTTCTCGGTATGGTACACCGAAGAGGGCGACCTCCTGAAGGAGATCGGCGAGCCGATCATGCCTTACATCGTGCCGCGGTGGAGCAAGGTGTCGACGTCGCAGTACGCCTTCAGCCCCGCCACGATCATCGCTCTGCCCAACGCCCGCCTCATCCAGCGCATGATGCTGACGCTGATCGAGGCGGCCGAAAAGACCGTCGACCCGCCGTTGGTCGCGACCCACGACGTGATCAAGTCCGACGTCGACCTCGGCGCCGGCGGCATCACCTGGATCGACCGCGAGTATGACGAGCGCCTCGGCGAGGCCCTGCGCCCGCTGAACCTCGGCCGCAACGTCGGCCTGGGCGTCGATCTCCTCGACAAGCAGCGCCAGATGCTCGCCGACGCCTTCTACCTCTCGAAGATCAATCTGCCCCAGGCTCGTGAGAAGACGGCCTATGAAACGGCTCGCCTGGTCGAGGAATATGTGCGCAACGCGCTGCCCCTCTTCGAGCCCCTCGAGCCCGAGTACAACGCCGGGATCCTCGACGCCGTGATGGCTCGTGGCATCCGCCTGGGCGCCTACGGCCCGCCCGACGCCATCCCCCAGCCGCTGAGAGGAAAGGACGTGCGTTTCCGCTTCTCGAACCCCCTCCGCGAGGCGATGAACCAAAAGAAGGTCATGGCCTACAACGACAGCGTCCAGATCCTCGCCGCAGCTGCACAGATCCAGCCGGCGAGCCTGGCAGAGGTCGACGTCAACCAGATGCTGCGCGACGCCCTCCAGGGCGCCGGCGCCCCGGCGCAGTGGTTCAAGAGCGACGAGGCGAAGGCCGCGGAGCAGCAGCAGGTGGCCCAGATGCAGCAGGCCCAGAAGGCCGCCGCGGTGCTCGGCACTGGAGCGGACGTCGCCAAGAAGATGGCCGAAGCCTCTCTCGCCGGCCAGGAGGCCGCTAAGGGGCCGGCACCCTCCGAGGTGATCGGTGGCTAAATTGCAGTCCTGGCGCCCCTGGCGCCCGATCGAGGTCGTCACATCCCCGGCCGTCGGGCCAGGTGTCGTCAACATGGCTGACGTCGTCGCGCTGAAGGCGCTCCACGCGGGGGAGGCAACGGCCGAGCAACAGAAGCGCGCAGTCGAGGCGATGATCCTCCGGGTCGCCTGCGCAGACGAGATGTCCTTCCGAGCCGACGATCACGGCGGCTCGAGGGAAAGTGATTTCAGCGAGGGCAAGCGCTTCGTGGGGCTCCAGCTCCGCAAGCTCATCCTGACCCCGCTGGATGTCCTGACCGGCGAGCGCCGGTCCTAACCCGCCGACACCCCGCCCACCGGCGGCCCGGCAACCAACAGGAACCATATGTCGGAAGAGATCCGCGAAGAACCGGCTGGCGAGCAGCCCGCCGCGGCCGAGACAGCCGCAGCCGAACCCGCAAAGACGATCGCAGAGACCGGGGCCAAAGACCCGCCGGCGAAGGATGCAGCCCCCGCGGCGGAACCCGCAAAAGCCGGGGATCCTGCCGCCTGGCCGGAAGACTGGCGCGACAAGCTCTCCGGCGGCGACGAGAAGCTGAAGAACCTTCTCGCCCGGTACACTTCGCCCGACGCGATGGCGAAAGCTTTCAAGGAAGCCCGCGACGCGATCGCCAAGAAGCCGTCGAAGGAAGAGGTCGCCGACCTCCCCGAGAACCCGACCGACGAGCAGCTCGCTGCCTACCGCAAGGCCAAGGGCATCCCGGAGAAGCCTGAGGACTATGAGTTCGAGATCCCGGAAGGCAAGGAGCTTTCCGACAGCGAATACGACATCCTGATGGACTTCGCCAAGGAGATGCACGGCAAGCATGTCTCCAAGGACATGGTCAAGGCCATCAGCTCCTGGTTCCTCGGCTATGAGGACGTCGTCGCCCAGAAGCAGGCCGACGCCGCCTTCCAGGCCCGCACGACGACGGAGGAGAAACTCCGCGCCGAGTGGGGTGGAGACTACAAGGCCAACATAAACCTGATGAGCAACGTGCTCCAGGAGCACCTCGGCACCCAGACCGGAGAGTTCCTGTCGATGACGATGCTCGACGGGACGAAGCTCGGCGACAACGAAAACTTCATCCGGTTGATGGCTGACCTGTCCCGCAAGATCGGCGGGTCGACAGCGGAACTCTACACCTCGGACGTCGCGACCACGGGGCAGAGCCTCGAGGCCCGCAAGGCCGAGCTCATGAAACTGATGAACAGCTCGGATCCGATCGAGCGCAAGAAATACTGGAGCCAGCCGGTGCAGGAGGAGATGCTTCGCATCCAGTCCGCACTCGTGCGACGCGCCGGTTAAGCAGATACCCCGCACAGCGGCCCTGCAAACGACGACCAAACCTTAGCAGAAGTCAACGCCCCGTCAGCGAGTGGAGCCCCCGAAAGGCTACCGCTCCGATCTCGCATGGACGGACACCCGACGACTGAAGCGCCCCTCCGAAACCCACATTTAGAGGAGTGCTACAGATGGCACTTAATCCGGCCCAGGTACTGTACCGGGACGAGTTCGTTGCTTCCTTCGAGCAGCGCCAGTCCTACCTCCGCGACACCGTCACCAACGAAGCAATGGTGAAGGGCAGCTCCGCTGTCTTCCTCGTCACCGGCCAGGCCGAGGCGATGAAGGAGCGCGGCGTCGACGGCCTGATCCCGGCCTCCAACGAGGTCGACACCCAGGTCACCGTGACGCTGAAGGAAATGCACCACCGCACGACCGCGACCAACTTCGACATTTTCCAGGGGCATTCTGACCGCCGCCGGATCATGCAGATGCGCGGCATGGTGGCTGCGAACAAGGAAATCGACGACAACATCACGACCGCTCTGGGCTCCGCGACCAATGCGTGGAACTCGGGCACGGCGCTGACCGCGCTGACGATCGGCGTCTTCACGGACATCCTCGTCTACCTGTTTGCGAACCAGGTCGACAACGACGGCCAGATCTCTTGCGTCTGGACGCCGAAGATGTACGGCCGCATCGTGCAGCTCGCGCAGCTGTCGTCTGTCGACTACGTCGACAAGAAGCCGCTCATCGACGGCCCGCAGCCGTTCAAGTGGATGGGTTGCACGCACATCATGCACCCGCGCCTCCCCGGCGTCGGCACTGCCACGGCGTCCAACTTCATCTACCACAAGAACGCCATCGGCCACGCTGTCGACACTGCCGGCATCAAGACCGACATCGGCTACAATGGCGAGCACGATTATTCCTACGCTCGTCATTCGCTGTATCACGGCTCGAAGATCCTGCAGAACGCCGGCATCCTGAAGGTCGTTCACAACGACACGACCGCGTTCACCTAATAGCAGCGCGCCCTTGAAAGAGGGCGCCCTGCCTTTTCCCCGAAACATCAAAGCCAGAGGAGATTTGATCTATGGCTTATACTCCCTCCGAGCTCCGGCTGATCTCGCCGAGCTTCACAGGCAACCTGGGCGGCCCCCAGGTCTGGGCCCTCAGCGGCACGGACGCCTTTTCGACCGCCCGCGGCGCCAACTTCATCTCCGACGCTCTCTCGCGCGGCATGAGGAAGGGCGACCTGATTTACTACTACCAGTGGGACAGCCTCGCGACCCGTGCGACCCTCTCGGGCCTCACGCTGTCTGCTGTTCTCTCCGTCGCATCGACCGGCGCCGACCTCTCGGACGGCACCGCCATCGTTCTGACGAACACCTAACCAGAAGGCGGGGGGCTTCGGCTCCCCGCTTTTTCCTTAACCAGCAACAGGAGACCCTATGGTCCCGCTCAAGCCGATCGACCTGGATTTCGCCCACCACATCCGCCTGCAATTCGTCGCGAAGGTGCCGCCCGGCACGACGATCGACGATGTCACGGATCCCATGTTCTGGGTGAACCACACCCAGCGCCTCCGCCCCGGCTCCATCATCGAAGTGCTGGCGGAAGACAATTCCCTCGATTGCGAGCTCCGTGTGCTCGAGGTCGGAGCGACGTTTGCCCGTGTCCGCGTTCTCCGCAATTTCGTTCCCGACGAGGCTCAGACCAAGCGCGACGCCCCCGCCGGCGTCGAGGTCAACTACGCTGGCAAGGTCGACAAGTGGCGCATCGTCCACCTTGGGCAGATCGTGCAGGCGGGGCTCGAGACCCGCGAAGCTGCGGAGAAGGCTGCCGACGCCTACCGCGCGAAACTCGCCGCCTGATTAGGAGACACCGATGGCCACAAAGCTTTCACTTTTCAATGACGCGCTGCGCGCTATCGGTGATATCCGCCTGGCCACGACATCCGACGACGTCGAGGCGCGCTATGTCCTGGACGACGCCTGGGTGAACGGCCTTGCCTTCATCTTCACGGAAGGCCTTTGGAATTTCGCTGCCAAGACGTCGAGCATCACGGGCACGACGGTGGGCGCGATCCCTGGCTTCAGTTACTCCTTCACGAAGCCGCCCGATTGGGTGAGGACGATCGTCATCTCGACCAACTCCCTCTTCGACACCGAGGCGACCTATCGGGACGAGAACGGCAAGTTCTACTCGAACTGGGACACGCTCTACATCCGTTACACCTCGAATACTCTCGCCGCCGACGGCAGCATCTCGAGCTGGCCAACGATGTTCTGCGAGGTCGCGAGCGCCTACCTTGCGGCCGAGTGCTGCGAGAAGATCACCGGCAACGCCGAAAAGGCCGACAAGTTGAGGCTCGCCTACAAGGAGACCCTCGCGTCGGCGAAGAACAAGGACGCGATGGATCAACCGAAGATCATTCCGCGGCTTGGCAACTGGGCGAGGTCCATGAACGGCAGATCCAGCACCCGCGACCGCGGCCCGCTGACGGGGTACTGATAGATGTCCAGGGCCCAGGTTCCTTTCTTCTCCCTGAACGCCGGCGAGGTCGGTCTGACCGCTCTCGCGCGCATCGACCTCGAGAAGATGCGGATGGCCGCCGAGAGCATGGTCAACTTCATTCCGACCGTGCTGGGCCCGATGGGCATTCGCCCCGGCATGAATTACCTCAGCTCGACCCAGGGCGACACCAAGACCCGCCTCATCCCCTTCGTTTTCAACGCTGACACCACCTCGCTCCTCGAGATCTCGAGCTCGGGGCTTCGCGTGCGCAACAGCGACACGCTCGTCAATTACGTGACCAACTCGACGACGGTCGTGGGCACTCTTACCGGCGTCACCGCCACCTACACCCGCAGCGGCACGACGGTCACCGTCACCAAGACCTCCCACGGCCTGACGAACGGGACGGCGGTCTACATAGAGTTCACATCGGGCGGCGCCCTCAGTGGCTGGTACACGGTCGCCGGCGCCGCGGCCAATACTTTCACCGTCACGACCGTAGCGACCGGCACGATCGCGACATCGAACTGCACCTATTACGCCGGCTGGTCCGACACCAGCACCAACGGCAGCGTCAGTTTCAACGGCGCCCTCGAGCTGAACAGCACGAAGTATTCCTACGCTCGCGCTCGGCAGGCAGTGACTGTCTCCGGCGCCGACCAGTCGAAGGTCCATTGCGTGTCGATCACTGTCACAAGCGGGCCTATCATCTTCCGCATTGGATCCACCGCCGGCGGTTCGGAGATCATCTCCGACCAGAACCTCGACGAGGGAAACCACTTCATTGCCTTCACTCCTGGCGTCGGCACGGTGTACCTCGAGCTCGAGGCCAACCAGGAGTTTGCCTCAAAGAAGACGGTGACGGCCGTCACCCTGGTCAAGAACACGAACCTCCTCGTTCCGACGCCCTGGGCGGAGGCCGATCTTGGCAAGATAAGATACGCGCAATCAGGCTCCGTTGTGTTCGTCGCATGCGATGGCTACCCCCAGTACAAGATCGAACGCCGCGGCGCGAACTCCTGGGGCGTCGCAAAATATCTTACGACGGGTGGTCCCTACATCGGCTATTCTGGGAGGCGCGTGAAGCTCAAGTCGAGCGGGCGCACCGGCAACGTCACGATTACGGCCGACCATAATTTTTTCAACGCGAACATGGTTGGGTCGGTTTTCCAGATCACGCACCCAACACAGCGCCCGACAATCACGTTCACGGGCGAAGACCAGTACAGCGACCCCATCCGCGTGACCGGCGTGGGCACCGTGGACCGAACCTTCGTCATCAGCATCGGGTTCGTATCATCTGGAACCATCACGCTCGAGCGCGCCTTCGGGACGCCGGAAGGTTGGACTACGGTCAAAGACTACACAACCAGCGTTTCCGGTAACACGAACGACGCGCAGCCAGACACAACCGTTTTCGGGGCCACCACCAGCTCCGCAAACGGCAATGTTGTTTACTACCGTTTGTCCTCGCGCCCAGGCTCGGGTTTTTCCGGCTCGACATCTTGCTATTTGAGCTACGACGGCGGCACGACTGTCGGCGCCTTCCGCATCATCGGCTACACCAGCCCGACGTCGGTCAGTGCCGAGGTGGTTTCCTTCATCGCAAACACGAGCTACACCGAGGACTGGCGCCAGGGCGCATGGTCGAACTACCAGAGCTGGCCGAGCTCCGTCACGTTTCACGACGGCCGGCTGTGGTGGGCCGGCCTCGACAAGGTCTACGGATCCGTCTCCGACGATTTCTACAATTTCGACCCCGAGACCGAGGGCGACAGCGGCCCGATCGTTCGCTCCGTCGCCACCGGCCCGGTCGAGGGTATCGGGTGGATGCTCTCGCTGCAGCGCCTGATCGTCGGCACCGCTTCGTCCGAGGTCTCGATCCGCTCGAGCTCGTTCGACGAGCCGCTGACCCCGACTGCCTTCACCGCGCGCAACGCATCGACCGTCGGCAGCGCCGGAATACAGGCAGCAGCTGTAGACAGTGGCGGCGTCTATGTTCAGCGCAACCGCACCAAAGTCTTCGAGCTGGTCTATGACGTGGACACGAACGACTACGGCTCGCGCGAGCTCACACGCCTGAACCAGGACGTGTGCTCTCCTGGAGTGTCAGAGATCGCTGCCCAGCGGCAACCTGACACAAGGCTCTGGCTGGTAAAGGACGACGGCGCCGTGGCGGTGCTCCTGTACGATCGCGCCGACAGTGTCGTTGGATGGTGCCGCCTGGTCACCGACGGCATCGTTGAGAGCGTTGCCGTGCTCCCCACCGGAAACAAGGACGACGTCTACTTCGTCGTGCAGCGCACGATTAACGGCGCCACGAAGCGCTATGTCGAGAAGCTCAATACCGACAGCACGACCGAGCGCTGGCTGTGCGACGCCGCCTACAACTGGACGAACGGATCGCCAACGACCTCCGTCACCGGGCTGACCCACCTCGCCGGCAAGACCGTGACCGTGTTCAGCCCGAGCGCTGGCGGCTTTACCGTCGCGCCTGCGACCTACACCGTGAGCGTCGGCGGCACCATCACGCTCTCGAGCGCGCAGACGAACCTTATCATCGGCCTGCCTTACACCGCGCAGTTCAAGTCCGTGAAGCTCGCCTATGGATCCAACGCCGGGACAGCGCTCACCCAAAGGAAGCGTGTAGATCACCTGGCACTGGTCGGCTTCGATGTCGTCTCCGACGGCGTCAAGATGGGCCGCGACTTCTCGAACCTGACGAGCCTGTCGCCGATCTACAAGGGCAAGGTGCAGGCCGCCGGGACGCTGCAGTCGACCTGGGACTACGACGCGACCTCGTTCAACGGCGGCTGGGACAGCGACGCAAGGATCTGCCTACAGGTGACTGCGCCTTACCCGGCGACGATCGCCGGCCTCGTTCTGTCCATGAAGAACAATGATCGCGGTTAGAGATCTCGACGACGCCGAGGTCTACCGCTTCTACGGGCGCCCGGTCGTCTCGCCGCTCAAAGGTTATTCCGCCCGCAAGGGCAACCGCACTGTCGCCCTGGGCGGCGTGACGACAGGCACGGATGGAAAGATCTGGGGCTTCATCGACTTCCGCCCCGGCTTCAGGCTGAGGGCGATCTACCGATACATGCTCCGCCTCCTCGACTGGGCGGCGCGGGAAGGCATCCCCGAGATCTTTGTCACACGCGACGCCGGTCTCGACACGTCCGAGCGAATGCTCTCGAGGGCGGGGTTCCGATACACCGGCGAGCAAATCGACGGGCACGAAATCTGGGTCTGGAAGAAGGTGGAAAAGAATGTCTGATCCGGTGACTTTGATGCTGATCTCCGCGGGCGCGAGTGTCGTCGGCGGCGGTCTCGCTGCGGCCGGCACGATCGCGCAGGGCAACGCCAACTACGCCGCGGCGAAGGCCGAGCAGAAGAACCTCAACAAGATGGCCGCCGAGGAGATGGCAGTCTCGACGCGCAACGCCGACGCCAAGGCGCGCGAGGCCAGGCTGATCCAGAGCAGGGGCCAGGCAGTAGCAGCTGCCTCCGGCGCCGGTGCGCTGGATCCGACCGTCCTCGACATCATGGGCAACGTGGCGCGTGACGCCAACGTCCAGGAGCGCGATCTCCTCAGAGAGGGTCAGGTCAAGGCCAACGACCTGACCTACCGCGGCAAGGTGGGCGTGGCGAACGCTCGCACCGCGAAGGGTATCGGCACCATCCTCGCCGCCGGCCAAGTCGCCTCCGGCGTGTCTGACGCCTTCAGCAAGTATGGCTCCGGCCTCCCCTCGAGCCCGCCGACGAGCAGCGGCGCACCCTGGTATCTCTGAGAGGCTGACACAAAATGCCGAAACTCCCTGACAGCACGTCGCTCGGATCCGTCGCCCCGGTCGCAGCCGAGAGCTTTGTCAACATCCCTGTTGCCGACTACCAGGGGCTCGGCTCCGGCCTGGGCCAGGCTGTCAGCAACATCGGCACCGCCGCCGGCAATTACGGCGACGCCATTCGCAAGAAGCAACAGGCCCAGGAGCGTTTCGACACGCGCATGCGCCTGCTCGACGGCGAGACGGCCTACAACGACCGCATCAAGGATCTCGACCCGCTCGACCCCGAATACGTCACCAAGAAGCAGCAGGCCCGTAAGGAGGTCTTCGGGCCGATCCTGTCGAACGTGAAGGATCCCGAGAACAAGCAGTACTTCGACCTCTCGACCAAGGAAGACTACGTCAAGCTGGGGATCGACGCCCAGTCCGAGCAGAAATCGGCCCTGGGGAAGAAGGCAGAGGTCGACGTCGACGTCTACGCCGACGGCCTGCGCAAGAAGATCCGAACCGGAAGCTACCAGGGCGACCCGGTTGCGGAGATGAACCAACAGATTAACGACAACCCCTACCTGGACGATCTCCAAAAGCAGGCTTTGCAGCGGAAATATGCCGCCGGCATCAACGCCGACGTGATCGACACTGATTTCGACACGGTGCTGAAGACCGGCATCTCGGTCACCCCGAACGTGCAGGCGGCGATCACCGCTGCCACCAACCGCCCCGACGTGCCGTCGTGGATGGCCGGCTTCCTGGCCCGCAGCGCGACGATCGAGAGCGGCGGCGGCCGGAACAAGGCCAACCCGGAGAACCCTGACGTCGGCGGCACCTGGCAGTTCTCGACCGCGACGGCAAAAGCCGTCGGCCTCGGCGATCGCATGGATGACTACGCCGCGGCGAACGCCGCCGTGAAGCTCACGATGCAGAACTACGACCTTTTGAAGGAAGGTCTTGGCCGGGAGCCCACACCCGGCGAACTGTATCTCGCGCACCAGCAGGGCGCCGGTGGGGCGATCGCGCTTCTTACCAACCCCCGCGCGTCGGCCGCCGATGTCCTCGGCAAGAAGGCCGTCGAACTGAACCTCCCCAAGAGCATGCGCGACCGCGCCGGCTCGATCACCGCGGGCGAGTTCGCAGCGCACTGGGTCAACGGCTTCAATGGCAAGGCCGGCGTACCCTCGAGCGAGGATGAGGTGAAGGCGATGCTGCAGGCGACGCCCGCGTTCCAGGCGCTCGACCCCGACCAGCAGGACGTCGTCACCGAGAAGACACTTATCAAGTTCCGCAACGAGGACAAGAGTGTGAAACTCGGCGAGACCCGCAGCGTCGTCGACGAGCTCGTGGCCAAGTACGCCAAACCGGAGGACCGCGACAAGGCCTACGCCGAGCTGCGCAAGAGGATCCCCGACCCGAACTACGTGGAAGACGGGATCCAGATGCTCGACAGCGAATACAATCGCGCGGACGAAGCGAAGAAGGCAGACGACAACGCGCTCTTCCTCCAGACCTATGACAAGGTCGCCGCCGCCGTTTCGGCCGGAGACCCTGATACGGCGCTGAAGGCGATCCCCGAAGAGATGGACCCCGCCGACAAGGCGAAGCTCACCGAGTTCGTGCGCAAAAAGGGCGGCCCCCGAGAGGACAATCGTTGGGTGTCGGACAAGCTGATCGCCCTCAGCGTCAGTCAGGATCCCCGCGACCAGGCAGAGTTCAAGAGCCTGAACATCGCGCGCTACGTGAACGACCTTTCCGACGAGACCCGAAACAGTCTGGTGTCCAAGCAGCAGGCGCTCCTGAACGGCGACAAGAAGCCGGGCACGACCTTCGAGAACGCCCAGAGCATGATCAATGCAAAGCTCCGGGAGATCGGCGTGAACATCACCGAGAGCTCCGAGCCGGGCGACGTGGCGGTGAAGAACCGCATCGTGGCTCTTGCGAAGAGGAACATCGAGGACGCCGAGAGCATCAAGGGCTCCAAGCTCGACGAGGACGAGATCGGCGCGGTCTTCGATCGGACGTTCATGCAGTTCCGTGGGCCCGCGTCGAAGGGTGTCTTCGAGGACAGTCCCGGCGACGTGACGTCGCTGAAAGACGTGATGACGAGCTTCGCCGAGAAGGAGAACACCTACGGCAAGCTGCCTGGCCAGCTGGTCAACGAGGCGATCACCGACCTCGAGAACAGCCTCGAGCAGAAGAAATTCGAGATCCAGCGCGCGATCGACACTGCGCGCAGCGAGAAGGAAGCCGCCGGTCTCCTCCCGAGACTGCGCACGAGACTGCGCCGGCTCGAGCAGACCCGCATCGACGGGTCGATGCTCAACGAGTGGCTGCGCCGCTACCAGCCGTAAAGGAGCCAGGAATTGGACAACAGCATCGGATCCTCGATCATCGACGAGACGCTCGGCAAGAACGTACCCGACGATGAACTCAGCATGTTGCCGGGGGGCTCGGCGCCGCCGATCCGTCAGAGCATCGGCTCGGGCATGATCGACGAGATGCTGACGCTCCAGGACGTGGAGGACCGTCTCGCCGTCAAGGAGAACTCCGCGGTCGACGCCGCGCGCCAGGCCGAGGCCGTGCGCCTCGGTAAGCAGATGAACGTGCCCAGCAGCACGGCGTACAACCAGCTCGACCAGCTCCGCCAGGAGCAGACACAGCGCGCGATGGACGAGAAGCGCCAGAACTATCCGGCGTGGAGCAGCGTGCTGTCGGACCACGACCTGGGGCCGATCGCGCAGGATCCCGCAAACGCCGCCGACCTCCAGTTCATCGAGGACAAGTTCGGCGCGCTGAAGGGCCCGGCGCATAGCCTCCCCGGTGATCTTGTCGCCGGCTGGTACAACTTCCTGCAGGGCGAAGCGTCGAAGGACGTGGCCAACGCCGCCGAAGACCTCACCCGCCTGAAAGAGGGGAAGCAACCCCGGTGGGCTGCTTTCTCGCCCGGCGGCATGCCCATGCCGCAGCTCACCCCAGAGCAGCAGCAGGCGAAGATCAGCGGCGAGTTGGTGAAGGCGCTCGCTAACGTCGAGGCCGCCGACAAAGCCGCCGCACAGTTTCCCGAGAGCGATGCCTCGAAGACTTTCTTCAAACCCGACACGCCCTATTCGTTCCTCCTGACGCACCCCCAGCTGTTGATCGAGATCCCGACCCGCAGCCTCATTGCGTCGGCCCCTTCGGCCGTAGGCGCCGCCGCCGGCTTCGCGCTTGGTGGCCCCGCCGGTGGCGCACTCGGTGCGTTTGCCGGCTCCGCCAATGTCGAGTTCTCATCAACTATCCACGACGAGCTCGCGAAGCGCGGCGCCGATTTCGGGGATCCGAAGTCTGTCATGGAGATCTGGCAGAAGGATGGCGAGCAGATCGTCCACAAGGCCGAGACGCGCGCCGGCGTCGTCGGTCTGTTCGACGCGGCCTCCGCCTTCATAGGCGGCAAGATTGGTGGCCACGCCGTCGAAGGCACGGTGAAGCAGTCGCTCCTCCAGCTGATCGGCAAGGAGTTCCTCGGCGTCGGCACCGACATGGCCCTCGGCGCCGGCGGTGAAGCCGCCGCGGAAGTCGCGAGCGGCGACCAGCTCGACGGCAAGCAGATCGCGGCTGAAGCCCTGGGCGAACTCGGACCCGGCATCATCCAGACCACGACCGCCATCCACACCGAGGCGAAGCGCGTCCGCGCCGAGGCGGCACACAAGGAGCTCATCAGCCTGGGCGACCGCATCCGCGCGTCCAAGACGATGGAGACCTCGCCGGAGACGATCCTCGCACACGCCCAGGCGATCGACGAGAGCGGTAACGGGCCGGCCATGTCAGCCCCGGCCGAGGCCCTGCTGAAGCTCTTCCAGTCCGAGAATTTCACGCCCGAGATGGTTGCCTCGGCTTTTCCCGAGGTGGCCCAGGCCCTCGACGAGGCGGCCGACACGAACGCCGAGGTGCCGCTCCCGGCCAGGACGGTCGTGCAGCTGGCGCAGTTCCCCGGCTTCAACGAGCTGTCGGCCGACATCCGCTCGGGCCCCGACGAGCTGACGGCGCGCGAGGCGAAGGACCAGGGCGCCGACCTCGAGCAGACCCTCGCCGGCATGTCGGAGGAAGACAAGCGGGCGGCCGTCTTCGCGAGCGTGGAGGCTGAAGCCGCGAAGGCGATCGCCGCGACCGGCCAGGATCCCAAGGCCGCGGCCACGATGGCGC